TTTCCTACAGGACTCGCTAATATTAATGATATCAGATCCCTTTTAGTGCAGCTTCATAATTATGAGGATTTTATTCCTGATATTATTCTAGTTGATTATCTTGAGCTTCTGCGTTCCACTAGAGAGGGTTTGGCTGAGTATCAAGCACAGCAGCGGATATCCGAGGAGCTTAGGGGTTTAGCGGTAGAAGCAAATGTTTTAATTTGGACTGCTACCCAAACCAATAGACAAGGACGATCAGTTAAACTGATCACAGACTCAGAATTAGCTGATGCCTACGGTAAGATTCGTACTTGTGATTTTGCCATCTCCCTCAATCAAACCGAGGAAGAGTTTGATGATGGTCAAATGAGATGTTATGTTATGAAATCTAGGAATGGCAAGCAAAGGTTTGTTGTTCCTCTCGATGTAGATTATAATACTCTTACTATGAGTGAGTCAGATCCCTACGACAATGACGGAGAGTAAGCACATTTTTGACGTAATCTCTGCCAACCCTAAGCTACAGACGGTTGATGGTGGTTGGGCTGATTTTTCTATAAAGATCACATCGGGGCTGCATACTAAATCAATTAATTGTTGGGGGCTCTGCAATTTTGATACTTATGAAATACAGCTTGAAAAGAAGATGGAAGATGCCCCTGCTAGAGAAACTTTACTTCATGAAATATGTCATATGCTCCTTGAATTCTGTGGGTTAGGATCGGAAGAGGAAGAATCTATTACCACTACTAATGAAAAGCTTACTATAACAATGTCCAGGGCAATGATAATGTTTGCCCGACTGAACCCAGAACTAGCCAAGGAATTACTATGCCTAAATTAGATATTAATGAGGTTGTCAACAACCTAGATATGGAGACATACAATGAGATATGTCAAAACATTACCCGTATAGATAGAAGCAATATGGATGTAGAGCTTTCTCACCATGCCAGCCACTATTCTTACTACTCTGCTATGCAGGACTTATGTAAGAAAAAGTTGGATGATAAGAATTTAGATCTAACAATGTATATGGCTCAAACCAGGAAAGAACGAAAATCTGAGAGTGCCGTTCTAGGAAAACCCACTGCCAAGGATCTTGATGATCATGTGTGTTCACAAGAAGAGTTTAGGCGCATCTCACTTGATATAAATGAGTTAACTTTGAAGTATAATATGCTGCGTAGTTTGGTTCAATCTTTAGGTCAAAAGAAAGATCTCCTCGTTCAGCTATCGGCCAACATGAGAGCAGAAAAAAACATTTATAGTTAGTACTTTTGGGCTTGCTTCACTATTATATTATAACCGCTTAACTAACTACAAAGGAGTTTATAATGGCTATTGATCTAGAAAAAATTAAGGAAATCCACGCTAACCTTTCAGGGAAAGGTATGGGTGGTGGGATGTCTGATACATTCTTGAAAGTTGAAGAGGGTACGAATACCGTGCGTGTTCTGCCTCCGAAAAATGATGATGAGAATTTTTATGCGATGACTAAATTGCATAGGATTCCTATGCAGGACGGGACGGTAAAAAATATTCATTGCCGTCAGGTTCACGGGGAACAATGCCCCATTTGTAATCTTTACTACTCGCTCTGGAAAGAGCCTACTAAAGATGAAACCCTCGCTCGACAGATCAAGGGAAGAGATCGCTACTATGTTAATGTAGTTGATCGTGAAACAGGTGATGTAAAAATTCTTTCCATTGGCATTATCCTCTTTAAGAAGATTATTGCTGCTATGGTTGATCCTGATTATGGGGATATTACAGACCCCGAAAATGGTCACGACTTTAAGATCGTTAAGATCATGGAAGGTCAATGGCCTAAATATGACCAATCGGCTCCTCGTCCCAAGTCCACCCCTGCTGGTAGTGGAAAGGAAGTTGCGGAGTGGATGGATTCTCTTCATGATATTCAGTCTCTTGTGAAACTGGAAGATTATGAGGAGCTTAAGCAGATTGCTGAAAGCATCAACCCTTTTGCTGCGGTTGAAAGATCTGCTGATGATATTCGTCGCTCCGACACGCAAGTTGGTGACGAGGATTATATGGAAAGATTGCAATCATGAAAAATATTATTCTTACTCTCGCCTTCACCGTTCTTCTTGGTGTAGGGCTAATGTCCTGTTCTACCTTGGAGAGTTTCTTCGGGGAAGATACAGTATTTACTACAGCAGACCAGCTTGAAGAAGGTCAGCAAGGGGCTATTATTCCCTTCGACCAGCTTCCTGATTCTGTGAAGTCTAAGATCCCAGAAGGGACCTCACTTGTTATGGCAAGCAAAGATCAGCTTAAAGCTGATGCTGCTTATGTTCCCGCTGGTGGTGATTTGGACGGGGATGATATGGGAGGTATGGTGGATGCTGCCTTCGGCATAGCTAGTACCTTTATTCCTGGGTTGGCTGCTTGGGAAGGAGTTGTTACTTTGTTTAGTAAGCGTAAGCGCAAACACTATGTACGAGCAGCAAAAGCTCTTATCCCAACGGATAAAAACATGGACTTGGGTGGAGCAGTTGGAAGCCTAGCGTCTGCGCTTGGCATCGCACACTCTTCTGAGAATTCTGGTCAGGCATTCGATGACGATGTGAGCGATGAAGTGGTCTAAGTAATTAGATCGAGGGACTATAATATGGGGAGCTTTTCGGCTCCTCATATTTTTTATATTTATGGAAAAACTAAAAATTCTTTGTTGTCCTGCCAATGAGGGGGGATGTGCCTACTACAGAGCTTGGGCTCCTTTTGCTAAACTAGCAGAAAAATATCCCGACTTGCTTGAAGTTAGATTTGAGATGAACCCTCTTTCCTTGAATACTAGTTCGGGGGAATTTGAAGAAGGCTTTGATTTTGCGGACATGAAGTGGGCTGATGTTGTGTTTACTCATAACATATCCAATTGGGGTGGTCCTTACACAGCTAGGGTAATAGGGAAGGCTAAAGAGTTTGGGAAATTTGTTCATTACGACACGGATGATTTATTAACGGACCTTTATGAGGGCCATAGACTTAAACAAGTCTATGAAGATAGGGGTCTTATTGAGACGACTAAATTTATTTATTCTCATGCTGATTTAACGACAGTAACCCAAAGAAAATTTGCACACAGGATCAAAGATTTTTGCGGAGGGGTTCTTGCTGTTGCAAAAAACGCTATTGATTATAATTTAGATAATTGGAATCATTCTAAAGTACCTCCAAGAAAGAAAAGGCTTGTTCGTATTGGGTGGGCAGGAGGCATTCATCATGAAGAGGATGTAAAAGAGTTTGCTGGCATTCCTCATTACGTTAATCAAAAGGTAGGAAGAGAGAATGTGGAATGGCACTTTTTTGGTAGACCCCCCATCGACCCTAATGATGAGAATGAAAAATGGCAGCTAGATGTGTGGGATAATTATAAGAGGACATTGTTGAAGGGGTTCAGAGGGGCCAAGAATTGGTTTATACATCCAGCGTTGCCCTCCGATCAGTATGGAGTTATTTTTGCTAACATGGATATTGCGATTGCTCCTCTTCAAATGAATAATTTTAATGATTCAAAATCGGAAATTAAGGTAGCTGAGTGTGGGAGATATAGAGTTCCTTTAATCGCTTCCGATGTTGGCTGCTATGATGAAACTATTATCAACGGAAAGACGGGGTATCTTATACCTCACGATGCTCAAAAATCAGAATGGGTGAAAACATTAACACGGGTAATTAAAGATAAGAGACATAGAGAGCAGTTGGGTAATAATTTACATACCGTTACAGAGGAGTATTTTGATTTAAATAAAGTTATATCTCAGCGTCTCAACCTCTACAAAGATGCATTTGAGTTACAGGGATACAAAGAGCTTTCAGAAAAATTAAAAGGGTTTAACTTATGATTGAAACTACTGTAATTATAAAAACTATAGGGCGTGACTCGTTACAGAATTCGGTCGATTCTGCGATCCGTGAGGGCTTTGAGCCTCTAGTGGTTAGCGATGGTGCGGAGGTGTCTGTTAGTGGTTGTCAGGTCATAAAGTTGGGGAAAAATTGGGGTTTTTATGGTGGGATGGCAGCCAACGTAGGTGCAGCGTTAGCGACAACAGAGTTTATTACTTTTTTAGATGATGATGATGTTTTTAACGAAGGAGCAGGAGAGGTACTTCGAACTAAGTTAAAAGGGAACCCAGAAGTTGATGTTTGGTTAGCTGGGGTTAGGTTTCAGGACCCTGTTACTTTGCGAGGTTCAGATGGGGTGATTTGGTACGAAGGAACTGATTTATGTTTGTATCCAGAAAAAGGGATTATCCCTGGTAATGCTGCTATGCCTACATACCGAACTTCAATTTTTGAAAAGCTTCCATTCACAAACACTATTCCCGAGGAGGTATTGAACTACACCGATTACTTTCATGTAAAAACGTGTGCTGATCAGGGATACAAGGTAGACTGGTTTGGGGAAGTTATCTACTTGGTAAGACCAGAGGCTGGAGGTCTTAACGGGCGCGGAGAAAAATGATAAGTGTTTTATGTTCGAACTATAATTCATCTGAAACAATTGATAATTACTTAAATTATCTGGACAATCAGATACATAAAAACTTCGAAGTAATTTTTGTAGATGCAAATTCTACTGATGATTCTTTACAGAAGATAAAAGAGTTTAGCTTTCGTGAAGGTATTACAAAGAAGGTCATTGAGTGTGATACGAGAATCTCAATATATGAGGCTTGGAATAGGGCGATAGAAAATAGTTCTTACGATTATGTAATGAATTATAATACTGATGACAAACTATTCTCCTCTGCATTACACCTTCTTTCTATCTACGCTCAAATGTTTTCAGAAGAGGATGTTATCTATTCAGACTGCCTTATAAGCGAAGATAAAAACCATAATACATATAAAGGAATTCATAATTGGGGGGATGCAAACTCAATGAAGCGTTTACTTTATGTTGGTTGCTGTTGTGGGCCTTTCCCTTTGGTAAGAAAAAAAGCTATTGAGGATGCTGGGATGTTTGATCCAAACTTTACTATCTCAGGGGACTATGAAATGTGGTGTCGCTTGAATTCAAAAGGATCAAGATTTATTAAAATTCAGGAGCCTGTTGGAGTCTTTTATGATAACCCAGAGGGTCGAAGTAGTCAGAGGGATGAGGCTAGACTACAGGAGCAAATTAAAGAAGATACTGAGATAAGGAAACTTTATAAAGAGTTCATCTCTTGAAAGTAATTAGTTTTAGTCTGTGGGGAGATGATCGACGGTACACTGGTGGTGCTATCCAGAACGCTAGTTTAGCAAAAATAGTGTACCCTGGCTGGGTTTGTAGGTATTATGTAGGACAAAGCACTCCTGCTCATATTATTGAACAGCTATCTGAGTATGATAATGTAGAAATTATTCAAATGGATACCGAGGGTGATTGGACAGGTATGTTTTGGAGGTTTCTCGCAGCCAGCGATGAGAATGTTGAAGCTGTTATCATGAGAGACTGCGATTCTAGATTATGGTTTAGGGAAAAGGCTGCTGTGGATGAATGGCTAGAGAGTGATAAAAACTTCCATATTATGAGGGACAATCATCAACACAGCACTCCTATTCTTGGTGGGATGTGGGGCGTAAGAGGTGGGCTCCTAAAGGATATGCAGCAGTACATTAATAACTACACAAAGGGAGACTTTTGGCAAGTAGATCAAAACTTTTTACGGGATGTGATCTATCCCTTGGTTAAGGATGATGCCTTCGTGCATGATCCATTTTTTGAGGATAAACCATTCCCCTATGATAGAGATGAGAAGCATTTTGTAGGACAATGCTACGCGGGGTGTGGTAGAATTTTAGATGCAGAAGAATACTTTCAAGATTATTTAAGGAGAGAATATAATGCCGAAAAACAAAGATGATATTAAACTAAGTATATTAATTTTATCAATCCCTAGTAGGTTTGATATTGTACGGCCATTGATTAATAAGTTAATGGATCAAATTGGAGACAGGGAAGATGTAGAGATTTTATCTATTATGGATAACAAGTCTCTTAACATTTACGAAAAGAGGAATGTGTTATTGGACATAGCGCGAGGTTCTCATTTAACTTGGTTAGATGATGACGATGATGTGGCCGATACTTATGTTTCTAGATTAACAGAAACTATTGAAGAAAACCCAGACGCAGATGTTATATCTTTTAACCAGTTGTGTTATTTGAATGGCTACGAGTGCAATGTGTTCGCTAAGATGGGGAACCCTCATCAAGAGTGCATTCCAGAGCCTAACGAGGATGGAGTTATTTTTGCTGATGAGAATGCAAGATATAAGGATACCCTTAGACCTCCTTACCACTGGTGTTGTTGGAGGACTTCCCTTGCTGCCTCTGAGAGCTTTCGTGAGGTGTGGTCGCATGGAGACACAGGCCAATCAATGGAGGATATTGATTGGCTCAATAGACTTTACCCAAGAGTTGAAAAAAGCGTATACTTAGAGAACGACTCATTACATATTTACAGGTGGTCGCCAGAGACGACCGCATCAGTAAGATGGGTGAAAGAAGAAGGCACTCAGAAGTGGAATCCTAGCGCAATTTAATATGGCTGAAAGAGAATTATGCATACACCACCACCTAGGCTTGGGTGATCATTTTGATTGTCACGGCATGGTGAGGTATATGTTAAAAAACTTTGATTTTGGGAAGGTGTATGTATTTTCTAAATCAAATTATTTTAATATGGTTGAGTATATGTATAGAGACGAAGATAACATTGAAGTAATTAAGATTGACAAAAATCTAAATGAGTATGATCAAGTTAGTTCTTTTTTAAAGGCTAATGAGTCTATTCATTT